GGAGAATCTTCGGCCCCATCATCAGGCGAAACCCAATCAGAATCTAACTCTACGCCATCAGTTTCAGCCCCGGTATCAGGCTCTAATCTAAAGTCAAGTGGACGAGGACAGCAGAATTTTGCTAATGATTCCGGCAATATATGGATTGTACCCCTAATTGACGGAAGTATAGAAGAAACTCTTGTAGCATGGGCCGTTGATGTATATCCAGAACTAAGGGGCAAGGAAACCCAAATAGAATCATTACCAGGTTTTGATTCTGCCGCCAGTATGCTTCATCAGAATTTTGATAGAAGTAACCCGGATCATTTAGTGGTACCTCAAGGATATCACACAAGAAAAGAAATTGTTGATCTGTTTTCAAAAGAAGCCGAAAAACTGATAGGAAAATAATATGCCGAGTCATGATGTATTTGATAGTTATGCCAAAATTATGGAAGAGAGCGGAGCCATGGATAAGCCTCTTGAGAAAATGGCTGAGGAAAAGCCATTACGATATGATTCTCTTGATGTTTCCGACTTTGAAATGCTATATGGCGTTAAACCAAATGGCAAGGATGAGAAGGGCATGATAGAGCAGGGTCATCCTGATTCAGTTTATATTGCCCCAGCTTACGATAAGATGAATGGCTTGGTTGAGAATCAGACTGAACGTCAAGCTATTATGATGGATATTGCTCTAAAGCCCAATGACGGCAAATTAACTATGGAGCGATATATTAAAGTAAAAGCAGAATTAGCAAATGAACTTACCCGTGTAGCCTTCCTTTGTGACAAGAATGGCGATGTAGAACTAATGAAGATTGCTGATGAATGTACGGAGGCGCTTCTTTATAAGCGAGGCTTTTGGCCACTTTTAATTGGAATTATAGGATCTGTTGGGGCCGTAAGTGTTGCTTGGAAAGAGTTTGGCAGAGACTCAAGTCCTAGTCTTGGTGTTTCGCAAGATGCTGAAAGATTCTTGGTTGAAGTACAGGATGTTATTGGCAAATATTCTGATAAACACCCAGAGGTTTCACAGCAACTCGGCCCAATGATAGATGAAATTAAACTAATAAAAGAATTTGCCGATAAGGCTGCTAAAATTCAAATGATTTCCTCTCAAATGTCCAATGATAAAGATAATATGGTAAGTGTAACGGCAGATTTTCTATCAACAGATGGTCACAATCAAATGGTAAATTTCTTTAATAGATATAAACTCGCCGCCGCTAAAGTTGCCAGCGATATACCAGGTTTTATTTCTGCGCTGAAAATGGAGGAACAGGATTACACAAGCAAATGGTGGGATATCTTTGAGGACGCTTTAAAAATATGGCGGTTTTTCTCTCCATCGGAAGTTGAAGATGCTACTCAGCAGTTATCAGCATTAAAAGTTTCCTTAGAAAAAGTATCAGAATATGCTGATGCTAAGTTGGCTATTATGGATAAATTATCTGAGCACAAAGATAATCTAAAGCAAATTGGAGATCTCTTAACCAATGAGAATATGACCGTAGATCAATTGCAGCAAAAGGTTAAAGAACAGAATGCAAAGGTAGACCAGTCTCATCAAGCGGCGCACGAAAGCGAAAAGAAACCGCACCTAGAACAATAAAGTCATGGGCACTGTCGTCGATCTTGCAACTAATTGGGAACTTTTGCCCGATCAGTTCCAAGGTACGGTAATGTCGGATAATAGGAATTTCGAGCGCCCAATAGAACAAACCTCAGGCTCAACATCACCAACAGATCTTAATATGGCAATAGATACAAAACCAGCGCCAAATCAGTTCATTAAGCAAGTACAGACCATTATGCGCTCAAATCCATTAGGCTCACCATATCTTGGGCCGGTTGATGGGGAATCTAATTTTTATCTGTTGGACATATTAAGAGAATTTCAAACAGCCATATCGAAAAAATCCGGCAAAACCATTACTATAGTTTCAGGTTCTTCTATTAGTCCTGGAGCTTTCGCAATGGCAATGAAAACTCTAAAGGATCTTAATTCCGCCCCGCCCAAAGAAGAAACAAAACCCACAGATTCGTCAACACCAAACCAATCCTCCGATGTAATCAAATCGTTTCAATTATTTTTGGCATCCGATCATCCAATTATAGGTAAATTATACTCCGGTAATACTGATGGCATATATTATCCAGAATTAGAGGCTGCCGCAAAGAAAGCAGAGTCTCTCATTGCAGCATCCATTAAGAATAATAAAGTATATGGATCCATTTGGAATGATAATTCGAAGTCATTTAATACAACTATTGCCGATGTTAATAATGCATTGGGTCTAATTCTTAAGCATAATGCGGAATTACAAGCTAAGAAAACATCGAATTTTGCCCATAAAACAAGAATTATTGCTCTATCTAAGTTAATTTAATCACTTTTTTCAAATATTTTTAGTTATCATACGCATAATGGAATATTATTAATGAATAAACAGTAAGACCGCACGATGAAAGACCCAAACCTTTAAAAGGAAATATCATGGCACTTCGACCACTTCAGAATGGCACTCAGCCTTACGGACAGTTTGACGGACTAGATGCAGTAGTAACCGCAGTACGTGGCGGTGAGGTTGTTCAGTTTACTTACGTAGCCCTCCATGCGGCCGGCGGAACAGATCTTGATGCCGCAGACGTAGAATTAGACGGCTATTCAAATGCAACAGCGCTAACCCGCCCAGCAGTAACCACAGCCCTAGTAGCTGGCGTTCGTCCCCTATTCCTAGTTGATGACGGAACACAGTATTACGGAACATTATTTGGCCAGGTAGTTGGTGCTACTTGCGGCCATACAGTAACCGGCGGAACCGTTCTAGGACCCCATTCCGCAACAGGTTCAGGTAAGCTAACTCTTTGGCAGGATCCAGGCATGTTCGCAGTAAGCCTTGATGCCGTTGATACTCGTAATGCTGTTGGTCTAACCCCCAATAACGTTGGTCTCGCCGGTAACTCAGCTCTTTATGCCACCGCTAATGGTCTGTTAACTCCCGATGCTACCGTTGCTTATGCCGCCCTTGTCGTAGCTCGCTTTATCGAGTTCTCGGATAATGGTGCTTTAGTAACTACTCCCCGCAGAATTACTCAGGCCCTCAATTCCCCATCGGGTATTGCCGGCGTAGCAGTAAGTTGGAACTGGGCTCATATCAACTTCAAAGTTGAGGATTAATTAGCCTAACATAACTTAATCGGATAAAACCGATTTAACATAGTCAAATAACCAAAACCGGGCATCAGATTCTCTGGTGCCCACCTTTTTCAAACCGCCATTAAGATTACTGGCGTATAAATGCAAGTAGTCGAACAACAAGGAGTTTCTAATGGAATCACTTTTTAATAGCCACGGCGAAATCAATGCCTCGTCACTTCGTGAAGCACTAGCCGTAATTAGCAAGGTCGCAAGTGTAATGGATGACAACCTACCGGCGAATTACAGCCTCTCAGGCCAGCCCGGTATGTCAGAAGAGAAGCGTGATGAGCTTATTAGCCGCGCTCTACTAACCCAGGACGGCAAGTACGCCCTAGCTCAGGCCATGGCTAACCCCATTCGCCGGAACTTAGATTACCAAGGGATTTTCCGCAGAGCCCTTGTTATAGATCCGCTTCCACAGGGCGCTCTACCCGTGTACGATCGTGATATTGATGTCGCGGCCGTGGTAATTTCGTCAAATGGTACAGGCCCCGAGTCTCGTATCTTCGGCGACCGCGTAACCGTCCCCGAATTCGAAATTTTCTCGAATCCTACCGTGCGTATTGCTGAAGTAAAGCGTCGCAGATTCAACGTAATCGACCGTGCCGTGCAGAAGTCGCGTCAAGAAATCATGGCCCAGGAAGATGCTAACGGCTTCGCAGCTTTCGATGCTGCCGCTGTCGTAGAGAATACTAGCCAGGATATCGCGGATGCCGGTCTCCTAAAGCGTGATCTTGCAGCTCTTAAGTGCGAGGTTGATCGTTGGGACCTAGTAACAACCAAGTTCTTCATGAATATCAATGAGTATAATGATATTCTAAATTGGGC